GCTATCGAGAAGGGACCATTCCCACTGTTCGACGAGCTGATGCTAGAGAGTGACTTCTGCAAGACACTACCTGATGACATCCGCACTGCCATCCGCACACACGGCATCCGCAATAGTCACCTATTGTCCGTGGCACCTACAGGGACCATCAGTCTATCAGCTGACAACGTGTCATCTGGTATCGAGCCTGTGTTCTCTCACTTCTATGACAGAACCATTCAAACCTTTGAAGGGCCTATCGTAGAGCGTGTTGAAGACTATGGCTACAAGAACTTCAAAGTCAAAGGTAAAACCGCTAATGAGTTGTCTGTCTTTGATCATGTGAAGGTTCTTAACGTAGCTTCTTACTTTGTTGACTCTGCTTGCTCCAAGACCTGTAATGTAGGAGACGAAGTAAATTGGGAAGACTTCAAGGATGTTTACATGAAAGCATACCTTGGTGGTGCTTCTGGTTGCACTACCTTCAGAGCCTCAGGTAAACGCTACGGTATCTTGACTGCTGCTTCTGTTGAAGACATTGCAGAAGAGAAGAAGGAGGAAGACAACAAAGACTTTATTGATGAAGGTGGTAGCGGTGCTTGTTATTTTGACATCAATACAGGACTAAGAACCTGTGAGTGAATTGTTTCTCTTGTTTGTCTTAATGGTTGTAGTCATAGCTCTAGTAGGATTCTAATGGAACAGATCAGAACATGGTTGTCAGTCAACCTAATCGACTGGGGTATCAGGATTTGTCCTTACCCTGAGATGCAGGAGTACCTTAAGCAAGGCTTCTGTATCGCTATTGAGAAAGCTCTAGAGGATGACGAAGATGAAAGCAAGTGAACGCCAAGAAGGTGGTAGTCATTACAAGTCCATGGCTATCCAACCCGGAGAGTTTATTCGTAAGAATGGTCTTGGTTGGTACGAAGGTAATGCTATCAAGTACATCTGCCGATACAAACAGAAAGGAGGTATCCAAGACATCAAGAAGGCTATCCACTATCTTGAACTTATCCTAGAGGAGACTGAAGATGTTTCTGGGAGTAATCCTGACCTGCCTTTTGAGCAACCCACAAGCCTGTCAACTGATGCACGGTACTCCACAAACTACGTTGGAATTGTGTAGACAAGAACTTGAGGTTGTCGGTATTCCATACATCATGGAAATGACAAACAACCAAGTCTATGTAGCTGGTATGACTTGTCTTGAAGTAACATTCCTAGACGAACCTACATAAACAAAGAACCCCGAGGGATTGCTCCTTCGGGGTTTTTCTATTATGCGCGCCTAGCATTTCCACGCTCTAAGAGCCTTGTTGATTCTGCTATCAGGATCGTTGGCTGTCTTCTTTGAGGTTAGTTTCTTTTTCATCCCTTGCATCCTAGCACAGAACGACCTCTTTCTAGGTCCACCTTCAGGCTGTGGTGGTTTAAGACCGGGCTTGTCAGGGTTGGCTCTATTGTAGCTTGCCCTACCCTTGGCGTTAAGACCACCCCTAGGATTCTTGCCTTCTTTACGTTGCCAAGCGGGTGATCTAGCCACGGCGTCTTGCTCCACTTGTTCTAGGAAAACTTCTATTTCTTGACCTGCTCTCAACACGTAGATTAGACGATCTGTTATCACTAGTTCGGTTATTAACGTGAGCGACATCCTTACCGTCACCCTTACGGACCTTACCTTCTCTCTCCATCTTCCTTCGAGCTTTGTTATTCCTAGCTCTTTGCTTCTTAGCCTTTTCAGTGCTGTGATAATTATCGTATTCCGAACGATAACTTCTAGCCATTACAACCTCCATCGTAACCAACAGCAACTGTTGTAGCTGCAATAATAACTGGGGCAGGGGTCTCCTCAGAGTACTTCAGTACTTGGTTGACAAGAACATCAATAGGGTTCTTAGTCCTTCGCACACAGCGTTAGTCTCCGGTACCCTGCCTACGGCGGAGCAACTCAAGAGCAGCATCGACATCACTAGGAGCAGTACGAATGGCTTCATCTATTTGATTCCTGACTTCCAACTGTTCTTGTAGACTCTCTAGCTTTAATTCTGTCTTCCCAGTATCCTGAATGAAGTGGATCAGCCAGAGCACTAGCCCGATAGCAACCAAAGCACTTGCCACACCTGCCGCTACTTTGTACCCAACAATCATTGGTCTCTCCGTTCATCTGGCACCTTTCTGTCATAGATAGTCAAACCAACAGCAGTAGCGACAAAGGAAAGGAAGGGCCAGACAATAACTTCCACCATAGCTACATTGCCTGTAAATACAGTCCAAAGCAAGACAAGAAGAAGCAGTAGGGCATACTCCCTCTTCATTGTCTTTCTACGCCAGTTAATCATCTGTTCAGACCTCCACCCACAATCCAAGTAATGAAGGCAGAGATAAAACCACCACCAATAATCCAGAGACCACGATTGATACCTGAAGAGAAGTTGTCTAACTTTGCAATCAACTGTCCTTGGATTGTGATGAGCTTTGTCACCTCAAGTCTAAGTTCAACCTGTTTGTCAGACAACTCTTTAATCTTCTCGTCTTGAGCCTCTACAAGCTTCTCAAGCCTTTTCATGTCTTCTAGGTCAATCATTTCTACGAGCCTCCTCTGCCTCTCTAGCTAGTTCCTCAAGGCGACGTAGGGCATCGTTGTACCTACCCCTTTGAGTAAGTGTTGCGATCAGTTCTTGGATACGAGGGTCCATAGCAGCTTCTCTGTCTTCTCTCCTACGTCTTGTTGTAGGAGCATCACCAGATTGCTCAGGGGTTACTGTGGCATTGACAGGAGCTTGTTCCACAGCAGTTGTAGAAGTAGCCGTACCTGAGGCTCCTCTCTCGTCAGGAAGGAATGTAACAGAGCCTTCACCCATGTTACGACCAGAGGCAAAAATGTCCCTCATACGCTCCACGTTCTGAGGAAGAACAGGCAGACCGGGTTCAACACTTGTCGTACCACCTTCACCGTGTCTTTGCAGATAATCTGTCAAAGACGTACCATAGGCATCACTGGGGTTGTACCCCCCACCACTCTGAAGGAACCTGACAAGACCACCAAAGCCTCCAAGGTGAGCCACAGCAACCATACCTTCAATAGTAACAGGAACACCATTGATGCTCTGGCCAAGGTACTGAGACAGGTTGTTAGACTCAATACGAGTGAGGATGTCGTTGATGTGCCATTGGTTCACAGCCCTTTGGGTAGCAGGGTCTTGAAGGAACTGTTCAGGTGTCATACCTCTAGGCATTACACCAGCAGCTTGGGCCTCATCCAACCGAGCACGAGAGAACTGAAGTTGTCCAAAGTGACCAACACCACCAGCACCGGGTACGTTATTACTAGCAGAGTAGTCACCACCACTCTCAGTAGTAGACAAACCAGCAATGATGTTCTGGACAAGGTTCTCTCTCTGAACAATAGGAGAAGCACCAGCCATAGAGGCACCAGTCTCATAGGCGTTAGGGCTCATAGGAGCCACTGTAGAGGCCCTAGGAGTGCTTGTGGTAGGTGCCCTAGCAGGAGAAGCAGGAGAGGCCACAGGAGCCTCCTCAGGAGGCGCTAGAGCCCCACCCATTGTAGTGGCATCACTGAGGATAGCACCGAGAGCACCTTGCCCCATGATGCTTGTAGCCTGAGGACCAGACAAGACAGTAAGCTTGGCATTGATACGAGCCAGAGTGGCTTGGCCTTCCTCTGACAGGTTACGAGGACCAAGGGTATCCCCTGTGTCACCCATAAGAGTTGACGGAGTAAAGACAAGTCTATTGTTTTGTACTGTTACTTGACCACCAACTTGAGTAACCAGTTGGTTCAGAGTACTGAAGTCACCTTGGATGTCATTCAGAATAAATTGACTAAGAGTTGTTTGGGTGTTAGGACCGTACTCACCAGCAGTAATACCCCTCACCACATTAGGGTGGAACAGTCTTTCGTACCAAGGAGCGTCAAGGACTCCACCAGTCTCAGCGACAAGGTTAGGAACTGATTCAAAGAAAGTCTCAAGGAACTCGGCAGTAGCGATAGGTTGAGTTGTACTTGAACCGGCAATGGCTCCAAGAGTTGTACCAAAGGTTTCCATAAGGGCTCTGGCGTCCCCTCTACCCATATCTTGAATGTCTTCTCTAGTAATAGGCTGACCTGCAAGCATAGAGTCAATAGCTCTTGTAGTACGCTCAAGTAGAGTAGCGTTCCTAAGTAGGTAGTCCATAACGACAGGATTATTCGGCATTACGTTCAACAGACGAACAGCGGTACCTGCACCAGCAGCTTCCAGTTGTTGTTGGAAGGCAAGCATATTGGAGTCGTTAAATTGACGAAGCCTCACAGAAGGATCAGCATCTCTCTGAAGAGAAGTAATAACTGTGTCAAGAGAAGACAGAGCATTGTTCCAGTAGGCTTCGTCTGGTGAAGAGATGTTGCTGTAAGCTCCTCTCATACCAGCAGTCTCTGCTTCAATCATACGACCTCTGATAGCACTAGCGACTGAAGCAAGGTTTCCTGAGTTAATGTCGATGTCCCGACCAAACATAGACACAAGATCAGGGGCAACCTCAGACAGCCTTACTGAGCCACCCATAGAAAGTGATTCGTAAGAAGAAGCCAAAGCAGTAGCCAGAGCATTTGCTCTACTACGAAGCTCAGGTTGACGGACACTCCAAAGCTGTTGGTCAATGGCAGCAGTATCTGTAGCTTCTTGTCTAAGCCTCTCAAGCTCTTCTGCTCTAGCTTGACTCTGGATAAGAGTAAGTCTTCGTTGTTCTACAAAGGCTGCTTGAGCTTCAGGGTCATTAGGGTAAGTTACTTGAGCTTGAATAGTATCAATCTGACCACGAGGGCTTGCAGCGTACTCAGCCAGACTGTCACGAATGTTTCTTTGAGCAACAAAACCTTCTCGACCAATACCTTCAATGTCTGAAGTAAACCTGTCTCTCCACTGAGGGAACGACTGAATAAACCCTCTTTGCTCTGAAGGAGTCCAGTCAGTCCAAGGAGCTTGGATACCACTCATCTCTTGGAATCTACCAATATCCCTCTGGTACCTTTCTCCTTCTGTAGGAGCAGGCCCTTCAGGTCTCTGGAACCCTTGCATGACAGACGACACAGCATCGAAGATGTTAGGGGCAGGTGCTACTGGTTGTTCAAACCGAACATTAGCCTGAAGTTGAGGATTAAATACCATTAGTCACCCTTTCATAAGTTGTGTTGTCCATACGGAGCATCTCAAGCAGCATTTGATCGACAAGAGGAACAGGATTGTCTCGTACCCTACGCTCTACTTGTTCCCTCATCATTGGTGTCAGAGCTTGGAACTGGAATGTGATCCTGTCAAGAATCTCTTGAGCATGTTCTCTGTCTCCATTCCTTTGGGCAAGGAAGTACCTGTTCCAGTCAGAAGTAATGTTGTCTGCATAATGGTCAAGGTACATACTCAGGAATCTTCTCTGTCCAAGGTAGTTGTAGATTGTATTCACTTGGTCAGGAAGAACACCAAAGAGCATGAAGACACCATCCCCAGCACTAATGTCGTCTGAGACACGAGCATACTGACGATTGTAGTACTCACCCCAGACAACAGCATTAGCTGCGTTATAGAGTTGGTTTCCTGTAGAGGTAAGTCTGACAAGATCAAGAAGGTCAAACCCCAGATCATTTACTTTGTTCTCTGTCAGGCCAGTAGGAGCCAGAGCAGTAGACAAACCATTCACTGTCATACCAAACAGTGAGTCTGCTATCCTAATACCAAACTGACCAGAGGGACCAATAGCAAAGGTAAAGAGATTGCCTTGACTAAGCTCAAAGAGTTGTTCCCAGATCATACCAGCAGAGCTAAAGCGAGAAGACAAACCAGTATCCAGACCAGTAAGCTCTGAGGCTACATAGTCCAACAGACCTCTTGACATGAACTGGTAGGCTTCTCTGAAGACACCTTCCTCAGGAAGAATATCGTAGTGTGCTTCAGCATAGTTAAGGAGTGCTGCTGTAGGAGCAGTAGCAAAGGCACCAAATAGAACCAATTGAGTACTAAGGAACCTTGCCTTCTCTGCTGTAGTCAGAACTTTCTTTGTATTATTAAATGTACCAGCCAACAGAGCTTCGTACATTCTAAGTTGGTAGGTCATAAACTGCATGAAGGGAACTTGCTCATAACTCTGTCTAGAAGCAGAAGTCATGTACTGGGTCAGTCTTTGTTCTTCGTTAGAAATCCAACGACGAGCGTTCCAGTCCTGCCAGCTTGTAGGTCTACGACCAACTCTCTCTACATAGTTAAGGTACGATGTAGTGAAGGCAGTCATACGAGCGAACAAGTCACCTTCCTTGAAGAAGAAACGACTACGCTCTCTGAAGCCAGAGATTGCATCCCTCATAGCCCCACGACCAAGGTGAGACATGGCATCTTCAGTAACAGACAATTCGGCAAGGTTGTTAGTCACAATACCACGGCCTGAGCGTTGGAACATCTCAAGCATGATGTCGTAGTCTGCAAGATCAAGACCAGTCAGGGGCTTCATCAGAGTAGCCATACGAGCCCTTACAGCAGGATGTCCATTGTTCAACATCATACGCATAGGACCGTATAGGGCAGCAGCTTTGAGGGAGTTAGCCCCACCAATAGCAAAGACGTTGATGAACTGCATACCCTGCATAAGCAATTGAGCAGGGTTAAACATACCAAGGTAAGCATCAAAGGCCATGCCTCTGAGAGCAGAGACAGGATCACCTGACCACTTGTCCATTGACTCTACGATTCTATTAGCAAGCTTTCCTCTGCCGTAGAGAGAATTTGCTACAGAACGAACACCACTACGCCACTTCTGGTTAAACCAAGTAGTCTGATTAAGACGATACTGAAGACGACGAAGATCAAGTTGAAGCCTACGACCAATGTTCTCTTTAGCTCCTTTGGCACCAGAGACATCAATAAGGTCATCTCTAAGGATTCTCTCAATCTGAGTACGAAGAGGAAGATTACGGATTTCATTGTAACCTGCCTTCATTACATCAGCATCAAGAGCAGCCTTGATGATACCATTGGCTGTACGTACACGATAGGCTGTCTCTGTCATACGAGCAATAGTACCAGTCACAGCACCTTGGATACTTCTCTGAGCAGAGTGAGTGGAGATAGAACCACCACCGTATTCCATGAGGCTTTGAGTACCACGACCACCACGCATCATACTAACACGAAGCTCATCAGCCTGTGTCATTCCTCTGACTGTAAAGACAGAGTCTTCCAGCCTAGCCATGGCTTCAAGAGGCTCACCTTCAGCAACATTCTGGAACCTACGTCTAAGATCAATCCCTCTATCCCTAAAGATAGTGACAAGGTCATCAAAGCTATTGATGTAAGGATTCCAAGACCTGTTAGCTCTTACGATGTCGTCAAACCTAGTTCCAGCAGCACCCCTTACGTAATCCAAGAAGTTCTCAGCGGACATTCTCTGAGTGTCAGGAGTAGGAGCAAAGACACGGTTGACTTCATCAATGATCTGATTAACTTCGTCCACGCCCCTGACAACGTCATCCCTATTCCTACCAGCGAACAAAGTTCTAGGAGCCAGCACTCTTTCAGAGCCATCCTCATACACACGTACGTTAGGCTGCTTGGCAATGAATTGCATCTGGTTGGTAATGTAGCTCCTATGACCACCTGAGTTCCTGACAACAAAGTCAGAGACTCTAATACCTCTTGTCTGAGGAGTGGAAGAAGTAAAGTACTGGACGTTACCGGGGAAGTCTTCGTAGTCCATGTTCCTGAAGATTTGTTGTCCTTCAGGAACTTCTGAGATATTTACAGTCCTAGGCGGAGAAAGGCTTTCATTGTAAACTCTAGTCTCAGTACGAAGAGTTTCCCTACTAACAGGGACAACATTCATCTCTACACCTTCAGAGACCCTAAGTCTACGAGCACCCATCCTTACTGCGTTAGCGTAAACAAAGTTAGCTTGAATAAGAGCCTCTGCATCCAGAAGTTCTTGTGTGATTACATAGTAAGCCAACTGAGCGTCTGTAGGAGCCCTACCGTATTCAGTAGTAAACCATTGGTCAAATTGCTTTCTAGTAAAAGCAGTACGTCTTTGAAGCCCTGCCATTTCGTCCCACACACGATAGACCTCAGCTACATGCCTACGGGTCATCGAGCGTTCAAGACCCTTCAGGGTTTCTCTATCAAGGTGAACCTGACGGTTAAAAGCACCCTCAGCATCAAACAGGTTAGACGACATAGCAGGGTCTGCTTGAGCACCGGGGCTACCATGTCTGGCCCAGAAGCCTTCACCCAATTGTTCAGGATCAGTAGCCCTATAGAGGTCCATACCTCTGATGTCAGCGGTGTAACCTTCAGCCCTAAGAGTCTCTAGATTGTCTACATCAATAGGCATACGACGAAGAATTGCCCATTGGTTTTGTCCAACCATGACAACTTCGTCGCCAAATTGAGCAGCCCTGTTGGCGTCAGACTGTCTTTTAAAGTAGTTGCCTGAGACAGTACCAAGAACATCTTGGAAGAAAAGGTTATTGAAGTCATCAACACCAACCTCAACATCCATAACTCTTGTCTGACCAGTGGTTCTTAAGTGAGCCATACGGTCAGCAACAAAGCGAGTAGTAAAAGATTGAATTGTCTCAGGATCAAAGATTTGACCAGAGGCTACTGAAGTCTCTCTCAGTCTCTGAAGAGCGGTAGAGGTAAGTTCAAAGATCCTGATAGCTGTGTTAGACGCAGCAGAAAGATACCCACCACGGATAAGCGTAGGGGTAGCCAAGGAAGAGTGTGTATGAGCAGGAACAATAGTTGACGTAGCCTGAGGGTCATCAATCATCACAGCCCTAGTGAGTACGTCTTGCACCACTTGGTTTGTACGAGCACTGGGCTTCATAATACCAAGCATAGACAGAGAGTCTCTAGCAGCGTCTCTGAGGGCACTTACAGCCCCTCTAGCCAGTACTCCTGTGGTCAGGGCTGTAGACTGCAACAGAGAGGCTGTAGCAGCCCTCCCAGAGGCTCTAGACAGGGTAAGGGCTACAGGAGCTACCTCACCAACACCAGTAGCAAACAAGTCTGTCAGAGCCAGTAGTTCGTTAGCTCTCTGGTTGCCTGAGTAAATACCTGAACCAAAGGTGTCAAGGAAGCTGTAAAAGTAGAATCTGTTCTGGTCTGAGAAGAACCCAGCGTCCTGAGCCTCTGTTAGGATTTGTTGCATACCAGCTTGATACTCTTCAATAGATGTAGTAGGAGCAAGAAGAGCTTCAAGTCTAGTTGTAAGATTACGATAAGTGTTCTGGTGAATGATGTCCAGAGGATCGACAAGAACTTCAGCAAAATCAAGAACAGAGCCTACGTTAACCCCCGGCCCCATAGCCTCAACTCTACGGGCTACTTCTTCACTGAACATATTAAGACGCGTAAGACGATCAAGAGCAAACTCTCTTGACCCTGTTACGTTAGCCCTAATAGCAGCAGAGGTAGACTGAGGAAGAAAACGAGCAAGACCCTCAACCTGCCTAAACTCATCAACCATGTTCAGGAGTCTTTGGTCATAGTCTTCTTGTGTCAGTCCTTCTTCAATAGTGGAGACAAGACCAGCTTGAGCTTGAGCCCTAGCTTGTTGAGCAATTGTTGATTGAATACCAGACTCTACAGAAGCCCTAATCTCTTCCATAGGAATGTCTGTGGCAGCACCATAGAAAGCTGCATCCCTGTCCATCTCACGAGGAGTAGCAACAGGTGTAGGGACGTTCAAACGAATGACATTGTCCCTAGGGGCTTCTTGTGTAGGTGCAGCGGGGAGAGGGATTACTTCTGACATTATTAGTACAGGTAGTAAGGTGAGTTAGACAGGCCACCAGTAGCTTGTCTAGGAGCAGGTTGGCCTGTGGCACCAGTCTGTCCACCGGACATTGAACGACCAAAGCCCATAGCAAGACCACCAAAGGAGTTCAACATACCAGCACTTTGTTGCAGGCTAGAAATCTTTCTAGACAGACCAGACATCTCGGTACTGAAACCAAACTGAGAACCAAGTTGTGAGCCAAGAGAACCAAGACCACCAGCAAGAGAAGAGCTTTGCATGGCACCAAGGTTAGCCCCAGCAGAGACAGCAGAGGCTCTAGCCAGTTGGGCTTGACGGATAGACTGACGACGAGATTCTCTCGTAGCTACTTCTTGTTGTCTTTGTTGAGCCTTAGCTGCACGTTGCTGTTGAACAACACCTGCAACTTGAGAGACTGCACCAATCACCATTAGGGCGTTAGGCATAGATGTACACCTTTAAGTTGTCGTGATCCCCAAGATACTGAAAGCCTAGTTTAGTAATCAATCTTTGTACCTTGGGGTCACTGGTTGCTGCGTAAGGGCCTTTAAGAGAAGTAACAGACAAGAATTGAGTCAAGTCGTCTAGGTATCGTTTGAACAGATTAAACTCCTTTACACCAAACTTGTCTACTCTAGGAAGATGAAGGATAGCATAAGTAGAGTTGTATTCTAGATCAAGACTACAGTTCTCTAGTTCTACTAACCTTATCCTTTTAGAATCTTGTTGAGACATCTGCAATCAGGCTATGACCAATGTAGATAAAGTCTTTGCCTGTTTCAGACTCCAACTTGATCCTAAGGCTTCTACCTGTTCCTCTTATCTTTGTCTTTGATTGAATGACTGTTGCAGGAGAAGTAAACGTAGACAAGGAAGAAGCATCTACAAGAGTTGGTTGTCGCCTACGGTAGACTTGTTGTGGGGCAGAAGAAGGAAGTTTCTTGAAGTCCCAGTAACCAGACAAGAACAAAGAAGACTCACCAGTTGGGTTGTAACCAATAGTTTCATTTCCTTCCCAACCAGTCTCAGTCTCTCGGAGCAGAGTGAGAATGTAAGGAGCATTCTTTTTAAGGGCAAGGTCTCCAACAAAGTCATAGCCTGTCACAGCATAACTTACATAGTCGGCGTCACCCCAGTCCAAGAAACCCTCACCAGTGACTGTAGCCATAGTCATCTTGTCGTTAGCTGTCCTGACAAAGAAGACCACAGAGATTTCACTGTTAGAGAGTTCATCCTCTAGCGTAACGACAACAGTGTCGCTATCAGAAACAACATCATCCCCTTCACTTGTAGATACGTCAAAGGTAGTTTCACCTTTGCCAAAGCCGGAATAATAAGAGAATCCGATGACGTAGTCGTTTGTTGAATCGGAATCAGAGAACTCCCATGGATAGAAGGCTTGAAGGGTGATGTCCAGTAGTAGGACACGAGAAAGCTTACCACGATTAGATTCGCCCTGTCGAGGGTAAAGCCAAAGAATCTTTTTATTGATTGCATCGTACTCTCCTCTGACTTCGCTTTTTGCATTGTTGTCGATATTGTTCCAGAAGGTTTGGATTGTACTAATGCTCAGGTTTTCTTCTGAGCCATTACCAAACTCGTTGAACGACAATGTATGGATACCTACAAGGCTCCACCAGAATGGCACACCTTCAGCAGATACAAAACTCCAAGGTGAAGCAATACCAATCTCAGTGATCTTCGAGACTGAGTAGGCAGAAGGAGAAAAGACATTGTCTACACCTTGAATCTGCCAGACACCATTCTCTGCAAACACAAACAAACTGTTCCTGAAGGCGTACAGTCTACGGATATTGACTGCCTCAGGGATAACAATTACACCACCGTCAGTCTCTAGGATGTCCGAGATTTCTTCTGAGGTAGGATCGTTTTGTTGGTAGAAATCACCAATAGACCTGATATCCTGTAGGATTTGGCTGTAGTAGATTTTACCAGAGTTCTTCACACTTGTCAAGCCAGAAAAGAAAGCTCGGCCAGCAAATGAAACAACTGTTGTAAATCTGGTAGTCTCTTCTTCTGAAGGAAGACCAAACAACCCAGTAGCAGCATTTCTATTAATGTTCCACAACTCGTACAGGTAGTGACCATTACCAATAAGGCTCGTACCTGAGTAGACTTTCTTCCACTCGGTGACACTGAACACACCGCTTGAGTTTTTACCTGAGTACCAAGGATGAGTAAGAGGAGGATGGGCAGACTCAGCAGTAATGTAGTTAGTCAAAGCTACAGAACCCAAGTCCCCTGACCAGCCTGAGTTCATTGTGTCGTATCTACGTTTTGTAGAAGGAGCAAAAGCTTTTTCTGAATACTCAATCTTGTCACCAAGCCACTCAAAGTCTCTGACACGGCAGGTAATTTCAGTTACTGTAAAGCTACCATCCGTCTCTTCGTTAATAAAGATAGGATTGAGACCTTCAGAGACAACAACAAGATTACCAAGGATTGAGACAAACTGGCATTTGACAGAGGCTATCAAGGTACCTCCTGAGGCTTGGTAAGGCAGGAGAGAGACAAAAGAACCAACTGTCTGGGCTGAGAAAGGAAGAGCGTTCTTGTCGTAAAAGTAAAGAGAGGGGCCAACCTGAACGACAAGGTAAACTTTACCGGCAATGTTGCCTACGTTTTTCCATTCACCAAAGTTAAGAACAGTGCTTTCAGTAACAGTAAAGTTTGACTCTGTAAAGTTGTTCTCTTTCACGATAGCCTTACGGCGTCTACGAGTACCATCTCTAAACAGGTCACAGTTAAGCTCATCAACAGAAGCGTTCTCAGGGAATGTAAGTTCCCCGGCCTCAGTAATCAAACCTTTGATGAATGTGTTAACTACTCTCTGTGTCAGGTTTGGCACGACGCTCTCTCCTAAGCTTTTCTAGATGGTCAGACCTTGCGGCGTGTGACGACTTTTCTTTGTTTTCCCAAGTTTTGAAGAACTCAATACCTTTAACTAGCGAAGAGAACCTACCAGAAAGTTCTTTGTCTAGCTGTCCTTTACTGATACCAAAGACAAAGCCAAATCCAAACGGGTCTTTCTTTAGTGTGTAGGTAACATTCTTTTTTGGTGTCGTTAGTGTCACTACTTGGTTAGCTGTGTCTAGTTCAACGTCTACCATAGTTCCTCAGTTTACTTTCTACCTTGACTCGTCTTTGGTCATTCTGTACAAATACCTTGGCACGTCTGGCTGCTTGTTCTGTCTTCTGGTCTACAGCACCTTTCATTACGCTGAAAGCCCTTGACTTGGCTTCTTGGATCAAGTAAGGGAAGACACTAACGTCAAGTTCAGGAATGTAAAAATCAGAGACAGAGAAGACAGGGAAAGTAGTACCAAAAGCTCGAACCTTAGAGTTTCTTAGTGTTGTGTCAACAGTGGCATCAAAGGAATCCATGACAATGTGTTTGTCATCAAACGAAGTAAAGAAAGTAGGATGCCTATCATTACCAATACGAAGCTTTGTGCCAGAGGCTACGTCACTTGACAGAACGTAAGAAGAGTTTGTTTTGTCGATGTGTTGGATAAAGTCAAACGGCTCAAGGTATCTAATCTGACGATACTCAAATGAGTTGTCAGAAGAACAATCGTACCACACAGCCTTGATACGAGCTTGACTGTCTTCAAGGACAAAGTGAGTAGGACGTTCTGAGTTAGACAAAGCAGTTAGTTTAAGAAGAGTCTCATGCTCAGGGATGGCCCTAGTAAGAACAATATCATTGAAGGTTTGTTCTACAATCTTGGCTACCTGAAGAGCCTCTACAGTATCACTAATGCTATTGATGTCTTCACCGTCAAGATCACTCAGGATGTCCTTGACAATCTCAACCAGTGTTTTTTTCATTAGGCTGTCCTACTAGTAAGAACTGTGATGAAGAGTTGACGAGAGGACCCTGAAGCACCATCAGTCTCAACTGTGATAAATGAGTTAGCTGCAACAGTGTTGTTAGACACAGGGGTAAGGGTATCAATATCGCCAGCAGCAGAGCCTGACTGAGTAAGAGTAATTGTACCCATAGAAGTACCAGCAGCGTTCTTTACAGTGATTGTATCATTTGCACCTGTGATAGCGCCACCAAGAACTGTGACAACACGAGTGACTGTGCAAGCAGAATGAATAGGAATATAGACAACAGAAGCTAAAGATACGTCATCCAGAACTGTTGTATAAGTGTCTTGAAGGGCTGTCCAAGACCCAGAGGCAGAACCATTGGAGACATAGACACGGCCAGCAGCGGCTGTTGTAATGCCCTTAGGTTCATGGATTTCAGGGTCACTGAGAGCAGAGTGTTGAATACTGGCCATTGCTATCTCCTATGGAAGTGGAGGGGACCGTTAAGCCCCCTCCGGTTAGCCTTAGGCAACCTTGACGTACCGGACGATCAGGACAGCTTCACCAGCGGTGAAAGCAGCCGTAGCGTAGATAGCGCCAATGTAGGCGTTAGCCGAGCAGTAGCCAAGCACACCAGCGGCTTGGGCACCATCGCAGCGAACCACATCACCATCGGCGTCAATGGCTGTCAGAGCAACAGTGGCATCAATACCGTCAGCGTCAATGGCGGTACCCGCAGCGTTGTAGGTACCGATAGTCAGGGTAGCAGAACCACCTGACGTAGCCGCATCCGTCATAACCAGAGTGGCACCAGTAATCACTGAGCCAGCCGGAATGAACGGAGCGTAGGGGTCAATGTTCGAAGCACCAAAAGTAGTACCCAGAGCAGTCAGGGTAATCTTCTGGACCAGAACCTGTTCCGGCGAAACAACGGTTTGACCCGAGGTAGCGACAGTACCCTGAGCACCAAAGGTCAGGACACGAAGGCCGTCAGCGTTAGTGTAAGACATATTTACTCCTCCTTACACGTTGGTCTTCGAGGCAACACGAACCATGTTCTCAGGACGGTACAGTTTAACACCGTAACGGGCTGTGGTCAGGTATTCGTGACGCTGGAAGTCTTTGTTGTACTCATAGTCAACTTCAGGCATTTGACGCCAAGCACCCACAAACGGAGTAACCGAAGCATCAGCCGAGAAGAAGAGGTTAGCCTTACCATTGACAGAGCTAAAGTCCACGTTGTTGTTAGCAGCGTCGGGCAGAGCACCGTCAGTGATTGTCGGCAGGTAGTTTGTGGTGTAAACGTCAAAGCCGTAGACGTTCTTGACAAACTTCGTGCCAGTGGCGATACCCTCCGAGATGATACCTTCCCAGCGAGGGTTGTCTGAAACCGAGACAAGGTTGGTCAGGGTGTTCAGAGTGTACTCAACCGAGGGGTCAACCAGAGCGATCAGGTTACGGTCAGGGACGTTAGCCTTCTTCAGAACATAGCGCGCACGGGCGAAGTCCTGAATAGTGATAACAGCACCTGAACCACCAGCAGCCCAGCGATGCTCGAAGCCATCAATGGTTTCATTCGAGTTAGCCGACACACCAGCTTCCGGCGTAGCCAGAGTGGTAAGCTCGAAGTGTTCCATAATGGCACGTTCCATTTCAGGGACAAACTTCGAGATAAGCATCTGCGAGTAGTACGAGTCTTGCATCTGCTTCTTGGTAATGTAGGTAGCTGACGAGAGGTACTCGGTGATTGAGAACTGGAACTCACCAGTATCCAGCGGGCTGTATTGGATAGCAGTATCTTCAACATAATCCCGCACAGTCAGTTGACCGATAGACGGAATAGTGAAGGTGTTACCATCAGGGAAGCCTTGCAGCATTTGCACAAAGCGTTGAGCCATCATCTCATCGCGCAGGATTTCCTTCAGCGTGGCGCTGTAAAGCTCTGCACGAATCAGATGCTCGGTGTTAGCGGTAGTCATACCAGACATCTAAGTCTCCTTATTTGTAAAAACGATCCCCCAGACGAATACGATCCTGAAGCATTTGCTCAGTCGATTGCTGGAAGAGACGAGGGTTTTCTTTACGCATCTTCTGGTAATACGCATTAGTGCGTTCACCTGAAGACTGTTGAGAGACACTTTCTGTGCGGACAGAACCGTTCGTCATGGGTCGAAACTCTTTAGGCTTCTCACCGATGATTGAGAAGAAAGCTGTGGGGGATTCCCCGGCAATCTCCTTCAAACGACTAACACTAAGACCAAGTTCTTTCGATTTCTCGATAAGCTTTTGTTTGGCCTCAGTACCAAAAATCTCTTGCAGTTGGGTGTCAACCTGCTTGATATTTTGGTCAATCGTTTGTGTCTGTTCACGCTTAGTCAGCGTCTTTTCGACAAGGCTTTGAATATCCTCTTCGCTCAGTGCAGACTTGGTTTGAGTTGCTGTAGCGCCAACGGGATTAAAGGAAGCAGTCGCGGTGTTGGGCTCCGCAGCCTTCTGCTCCAACTTAGCGGCAAGCTCTTCAATCTTGGCTGCGCGCTCTGCAAGCTTTTTAGTAGCTTCGAGTTCAGCTTTCAATTGTTCGATGTAGGCGTCTGCATCCAGTTTCCCTTTTGCAATGACCTCAGGGTCACGCCACTTGTCGCCTTTTGCTTCTGCTAGTTTCTGGACAAACGATTGGTTAGTTTGACCTTGGTTAGCTTCAGCGGCTTCGGTGTTTTGGTTATCTACACCTTCAAAAACGGACATGGTTATTCCTTATCTAGTTTGATGAGTTTAAGTACGTCTTCGAGTACAGCATTGTACTCATTCACAGCGATCTGTTGGTAGACCCAACCTTCATCACTGTAATCCCTAACAGCAGGTTTCTTCTTGAAGTGCTGTTCGAGAATCTCTTTAAGGTCTTCAAAGGCGTTCTTGTAGGCCATTACTTCTTTCCTACGTTGATCCTTGTCAACCTCTTTACCCTTAAGCCAACGAGCGTCCATTAACGTCCTACCTCTGCCTTAGCCATGAGTTCTTCTTGGACATTAGCTTCTGCATCGCTGAGAGCATTTTGTGTCTGAGCCTGTTCCTCGATGGCGATATTCTCTCCAAAGATTTTCTCCTCACCAAGCTCTTGAGCCAAGATACGAGCGATTTCTTTACCAGACAAGTGAGGAGCAACAGAAGGATCAGAAGCTTTCACTTGCATCAGTTGTGTCAGATTCTGGACTCGTCTGGCTCTCTCAGCAAAGTGTCTGGCACCGACAGGAATAAGTTTACCTTGAGCCAGTAGGTCACTCTTTTGAATCTCAAGGAAGAAGCTAGAGCCTGTGTCTTCATTTGTTCCTTGTACTGTCTCAAAACGGTCAAGGTTACGACGACCAATCTCAAGCATAGCGTTCAGGATAGGCTCAAGGAACAAAGCTTCAAACCGACCAGCCTTGTGTTCAAAGATACGAGAGGCTGAGTTCTGAAGTGATTGGACTTCAAAGGCTGTCTTCTCACCCGGAGTACGGAAGCCCATAGCCTGCTTGGGAGCACCAGCCATTTCTTCCATACGATTCATTAGAACATCAATCTGGAAGTCTGCTTGCAGGGCTGTAGCATCAGGACGAAGATAATCTACGTTACCCTCTTCACCGACATAAATCTCAGCGCCCGGTGTCCAATCAAATTCTTCAACATCTCCACGAATGATCTTGACAGGGTAGGCAATCTGGTCAAACACGTCAGCCTTGAGGTTTTCCAGATGGTCAAGACGGTATTGAAGACCAACAAGGTTATCCAAAGGCCCCATGGCATAGATGTTATCAGGGCGAGGACGCCAACCAACGTGGAAGATAGAGGGCTTACCAAACCAAGACTGACAAGGGATATTGTTCAGTACATAGGCACGGTCAAGAATTGTAATCTCTCGGTTGCCAAGATACTCATCTTTTTCCTTGTCGTACATATCCCCGTAGAAGGTCAGGATTTCGACGTAGTCACTTTCGTAGTAGTGTTGGATTGAACCAAATCCATCAGCAACAAAGCCCTCAGACTTATGAACTTCGTCAGCAGACAAGACAGACTGACGGTTAGCAATAGTCTTTTTGAAGACTTCCTTGAAGTAAGCGTTTTGAGGGTCTGCCTCAAGGTCTCGTTTAAGTTCACCAAGAGTCTTGATGGAACGAATGATCTTGGGTGTCTCTCCAAAACTATTGGCTACGGGATTGAAGACAATATCAAAAGGAGAGATACGGACAACACGAGGACCAATGTAAATCGTGCTTTGGTCTTCCGGGTTGATTTGTCTGTCATGGATCACCTGTGCAAAAGCATTGCCGTACTGAATGTAGTCGTAGACAAGATCAGAGACAGTCTTTTCAAAGTCAGACTTACGCAGCTTGTGGTACAGGTAAGACTGAACAAGGGTGGCCTTACCTTTGGCGTTGTCTTCTTTTGTGTCACCCTCCCAGCGCATCCAGTTACGAGAAGGGAACAGGGCGGCTAGGTAGTTGGCATGGAGGTTATCCATGATCTGAGTAAGTTTAGGTGTCGTAGTGCTGTTAGACCAAGGAAGGACCGCATTGGATGTAGTTCTTGTGTCTACCGCATAGAGGTAGTTACGAAGTTCTTTCCACTCTTCAACCTTCTTCTGACGGAACATACCCCATTCCGTATAACGGTTGGAGATTTCCTTAGCCAGATAATCTGGGTCAAGAGTATGTTCAACGTCAATAGTTGTACCAGCCATTATGCGGCTCTTCCTCTGAATCTAGTGTTAAACACAATTACGTTACTGGACTCTTTCTTCTGAGTTCTGAAGGTAGGCTTGATGGCTCCTTCAATAGCAGTAGCAAGAGCATCCTTAACGTCATCGTGAGCAGGGTTTCTTGAAATAAGTTCTTCTTCCAAGATTTGAGTGTTGCCACTAGGGTAGTGGTAGATTTGTCCATTGTCGTATCGAGGCATAAGGATAGCTTCCATACGTTCTTCTTTGGACCCTTGGTTTCTTGTAGGCTTTACTTCTTCAACCTTAAGAGACAACCCATAAGGAATGATGTAGTCTTCCTTTAGAGTCCTGATGATTGAAGCCTGAGCAGCCGTAGCTTCAGCCCTGAGTTTTCTGAATGACCATCTGTTGTACAAGTCAAGAATATGATCAAAATACACAGAGGCTCTACCGTCAGTCTGGAACCTATCAATGTCTAGGACGTAGAAATTATTGTCTGCATCTACACCAACGACAACAATAGCAGTCCAATCAGCCCTCTTGGATACGCTATAGGCAAAGTCAACAGCAGCGACAAGATTAAGTTTCATTCCCTTGTAGTGCCAGTTACCGTTGTCAAGCTTAAGGAACTTCTTGTCAAAGTATTGAAACTGGTCATACTCAAGAGGTCTATCGTCAGGGTCACTAGGGTCATTGTAGTACTGAGCCCTAAACTGCATCCTGTCGAGGTACTGACCACGCTTACGGGCAAGAGTCTTCTGATCAAAGCCAAACCACTTACCGTCTTTACGCTGTTGACGAGGCCAGAGAAACTCTCCAGTGCCGTCACCAATGTCTTCTACAGCAGCCTCAAGAATCTCATAGATGTTCTCTTCACCAACCTTCTCACCATTCTCGTCAAAGACATCTTCACGCATCTCAAGCATGTCATTGTAGAGGTCTTTAGGATGGTAGCGAGTTCCTACAACCCACTCTTTAGCGTCTGCACCTTCAATAGACGACAACAGAGAGTACTGGTTACGAACCTTGTTACGGCCTTCTTCTGTGTAGGCGTTCTCCTGTACAACCACGTCATCAAGAACAGCAATATCACAGT